TCCTCATTTTCTTTTTTATATCGGTTAAAGAATTCAACCGCTTTCTTTTGTTCAGGGTTCAATCTAGACCCTGCTTTAATTTCTTCGTAATACTTAGTCTTTAATCCGTCTAAGTAATTTTTAGCTTTAGCTAATTCCTCTTTGTGAGCAATCTGCTTTTTTCGAACATCTCTCTCCTCATCTAACTCTTGATCGTAAGAAAAAGTATCTTCCATTAGGAAGCTTATTTCTTCAGAGTCCAGGTGAGGTTTTGTTGTTTCGTAATACTCTCTAAGGAGCTGCGTTTCACTTAAAGACGTGTAATCTGTATTAAGTTTAACATAATCTGACAAGCTGCCGCCTGTTTCATTCATAAACTCAACTACTTTTTGTATGTTCTCAGGCAATTCAATACCCGCATCAGCTTCTATTAAAGCTTGCTCTACTTGATCTTCAAGCTCTTCAGTTTGCTCTACAACCTCTTCTTCGGTTATTTCCTGAATAATAGGCTGCTCAATTGTTTCTGTAACTTCCTCAACTTCCTTAACCTCTTCATTAATCTGTTCAACAGGAGCCTCCTCGCTTACTGGTTCTTGTTCAGCTGGAGTTTCTTCAGTAGGTTTATTTAGCTCGGCTAAGTTTACTTTAATTACGCCGTCATCAACGGTCATTGGTCCAACAGGACTCTGCTCCACCACTTCTTCAGTGGCGGTTTTGTTTTCTAGTTCTTCTGACATGATAAAATATTATATAATTATTACTATTATTATTACTTAGGATCAAAGTTACCTAAGCCGAAATCTCCACTAAGTATGTCGTTTCCTGCGGATTCGAAGTTTTTAGGAGGTAAATCGTTTTTTCTTTGGTTTATTAATTCACTTTGTTGTGAAGCCTGGATTTTTGTTCGGTCATCTTTTCTATCTTCTTTTTCTTTTATCTCGGACTTTTTACCAGATACTTCCAAGCCTTTAAGCTGCATATTCATTTGAAACTCTAACTGCATAAGTTCTTTTTTCAAAGCTGCTTCTTGCATTAATTTTTGAGTATCTATCTCGGCTTTAGCTTGCTCTAGGCTTATTTTTTGCTGCATGAGCGCTTGGCTTTTCTGTACTTCCGCTTGAGCAGCTACCTGCTGGGCCTGAGCATTTGCTTGTGCCTGCGCTTGAATATTTTCTTGTTGTATCTTTTGATCTTTCTTTTGTTTTTGATCTCTTCTTATTTTTAGCAATTGATTAGCTAATTTAAGATTCTTTATTTCTCTAAGATCTATAGCGTCTGATAAATCAATCATACCGGCTTGAACAGCTACTTGTATATTGTTTTCGAGCATTGCTTTTTCCTCTTCGTCAGGCGAAAGCTGTATGAATATACCAAAATCATACAAATATAAGTCTGACATTTCTTGCAGCACAGCTACATTCTGATTACCTATCTTATGTATAAACGCTTGTCTTGTGGGCGAGTATTCTATAATATCAGATATTCTTAATGATAATCCTTCGCATAAATCTGCGGTTATAAATAAACTTCCGTTTAATATATGTCTTGTTGCTGTGTTTGAGTTAGCGGCTGCCATTTTCTGTACACCTACCAATGCTCTTGCGTCTGGTGTGCTGCCGTCTCTTGCTTCATTAAGCCCTGTCACATCTCTTATCATTTGTAAATAATAATTGTATGTGGTTATTAAGCTTTGTAGTTTTGCCCCGCCAGATCCTGATTGTATTTCCTGAATAGGAACTTTACCTGGATTCATATCGCCCTCTTGAGTGAAGCTTCTACCAATTACCGATCCAGTTTGAAAAAACATATTTAATGCTTCTTGCGGATTGTAGTTTGTACCGTTGCCTAAATCAATTTCAGCTAAACCATCTGCGTCTAAATAAACTCCATCTGGAACCATCCTAGACATCACTTGCTGTAATTTCAAGTGAGTAAGCTGAATCATATCTGCAAACCCTGTTATTCTTGAAACTAAACTTTCAATACGCCCTTTATACATTCTAGGAGCAACTATACTGTAATTCATTTTTACTTTAGTATAATCGCTTTTAGGTCTTATCATATTAGTAGCTAACTCCCATTTAAGGACTCTACCTCCTAAAACTTTAACCCCTTCGTATAAAACTTCTAAAGACTGAGATATCTTTTCAATCTTATGATCCTGCATTATTTTTTCAGGTGGATTAAACTGATCGTCTTTAGGTATTATTTTAGATGCTCCTGTTGCCAGCTCTTTTACTTTGTATACTTCATTTGTATAAGTCTTGTAATTAAAGTACAATACCTGCACAGTGTTAGCATCATCGCCATTATCATTATTCAAAGTTCTGTCATAAAAGCCATTTGCTTTGTACGATTGCTGAGATAATTGACCAAGGTCTTCGTTTGTTAAATAAGGGAATTGCTTTTTTAATTCATTTATATGCACACTCTTAACTTCACCTACATAATATATATCGTCAAAATACGGTGAATCAGTATACGACCATACTAAGTTAGTAGGATCTACATAGTCCACGACTACCCCTTCTGATTTGCTAAATGTATTTTTAACAGCGCCTATACCTATGGTAGTTAAGTCGTAATTACATCGTCTTTTGGTTAAGTCGTATTTATTACCCTCTAGTAATACATTTATAGCTTGTTCTTCAGCTATTTCAACTTGCTGTTTATAAGTAAGTTGCATGTGCACCTCTAGCTCTTCTTGATTTCTAGGCACAACGTCAGGAGCGTTTTCAAACAAATTAACTCCAAATTCTTTTCTTACAAATTCATTCAGATCTTTGGTTTCCATGTCCCTTATTAGAGACTCCATATATTTAGTTCTTTTCTCAACACCAAATGGATCTTGAGAATAAGCTTTAACATCAAATGATCTTTCAGATATTCCGTTAACAACAATATCAACAAACTTAGGAACCACTGGTACAGGTTTCCAATCTAAATTAAGATAAGATAAATCCCCGTTTATAGATAGTTCATCTTTATATTTTTGCACAGGTTGTTCACCCCTTGCATATAACCTTAAGTTATGAAAAGTGTTTTGATTACTTCTGAATCTACCAATACCGTTATCCGAAGAGAACCACTCGCTTTCAATAGCATTACCGATTTTCTTGCCATATTCTAATGACATTTTTTCTTCATCGCTTGCTACTTGACTCGGAAAATAAGATTTTACAACTGACTCAGCCATATATTTATTTTTCTATTAATTTCGAAAATGCACCGCTATTGGTGTATTTAGCTATTTTTAAATTTAACTTTCTTTTTTGCATTTGTGGAACCGGCTTATATAAATTTTTATTACAAGCCATTATAGCTAAACCTGAACTTATAGCTGCATCAAACTTTGTTCTTTTATTTATATCGAATTTAGCCCAATCGTTTAAGGTTTCGTTAAAATACATATTGCCATATTGGCCGTCTGATTTTAATCCTATGTATTGGTCTATATATGATTCTATAGCTGCAGCGTGTGCTTGTTTTATGTCTTCACTTGAATTAGGTATACCACCTATTTCTTTTTCTGCCACAGATAGCTTATTCCATATCTTGTCTGGTCTATTCATTGAATACCCTCTGTATCCTCTTCTTTTAAAATAATATAATAGACGCGGTTTATTATTCTCACACAGCAGAGGCATGCCGTAAAATACGCAAGCCATTAGCACATCTTCAAAAAACATTTCAGCTGTTTGGGGTCTTGCTACATATTCTAAAAAGAAAGCATTAGGCGGATGATCTTCTAAACTAAACTTAGTTAATCCGTGCAAAGCGCCTTTAGATCCTCTCCCGTCTGTTGTTCCGGATATATCGTAACTGTCACAACCAAAAGCACCTATATGTTCGTTGCCTGGTGATTTTCTACCATTTTTTATAAATTGATTATTCTGAACACTAGCCGATGGTATCCAACTGACTTTAAATCTTCCGTTTGGATTTGGTGTAAATTTAACTTTGCTGTCTTTTATACCGTTTTCCCAAGAAAAACTACCTGTTGTAACTACCGCTGAATTAGCTAAGTCTTCGTTATAATCTATTTGTTCATATATTTTAACTAAGTTAAATATACTGTTTTTTGTTTCATCTCTAAAAGCGTGTTCCTCCGTCCTAGGAAACTGTCTATAAAACTCATTTAGAGCATCCTGATCGCTTTTTAATCCTTCAGCTTCATTATTCCAATGCTCAATTACCCCGACGTCAATAACGTCTCCATTGTGGTCCTCACAATGTTCTGATGGGGTGTCGAAGACAGGCATCCCAAAAGAGTCAATGAATCCTTCGTAATTCCATTCCATAGGAATGAACAAAGAATAGAGTCCTGACTTGGTTTGTCCATTTCTATTTCTTTTGGAAACATCAGAATCATTATATAATTTTTTAAAGTTTTCTCCTCCTTTATCTAAAGCATTTGATGTTGAACCCATCATACACTTACCAATAATTCTAGCTCCTAATCTTAACGTTGTTTTCGTAACCCTCCAGTTGTTGAGGATGTTGTCTGGTTTCTCCCATTTACCCGATTCATCGTGGACGAGGAGTTTAAGCTTCTCCCCATCGTAGGAGTTGTCACCCGTATTCTTCCAGTCGATCGTGGTATCGAGACCCTCGAGGAGCTCCTGATCTTTTTTATTTTGTATGGATTTTCTAGTGAGTCTACTGGCTGGTATTCTATAGGCAAGTTCGGTCTTGGGCCTGTCCATACCGTCCTGGATGGGTTTGAAAAAGAACGGGTAGTTGACAGATATAGGGACGACCTTATCTGTGAACATCTTCTTAGCATCGGCTCCAGACTTAGACAAGATACCGTACCGTGCATCTGAAGTAATTGTCGCCAAATTAACGGTCTCTGCTGAAGACATAAATGAAAATCCGGAACGGCGGTTTTTAAGGTAGCACATTCCATAAGATCGTGAGTCTGCTTTACAAGCCTCCCAGAATATGAAGAATAGTCTATTTGCTTCCCTAAAGTCTGGCTTCCCAACGTCAATCTTGGACCACTGCAAGTACATAAAGTGAGTACCAGTAATGTAAGTGCCCACGCCTTTATTATTAAACCAATGGCCTTCGTCTCTGTATTTGAATTGTTCATCTATATAAGGTTCCCATTTTTCCTTAAAATCATCTGGATAATCTCTCCAATCGAATACGCTTTGTATTTGCTTCAACTCTGATGGGTACTCCGCCGGTGTCCACTCAGCATTTACTTTACTGATTTTAGCAGGAGCTTTAGGTAAAGCTATTTTAAGGTTTTGTATATTGTATATTTCGCCGATCTTTCCCGTTTTACTTATAACAACAACGTCGTGCTCTT